AGTGGCGCGAGCAGCGCGGACAAGGAGAAGGCGCTGTTGACGGCCTGCCGCCACGTCGAGGCCTGCCGCATCCGGGTTCATCGCCGGCCCTATGGTTATCCCGGCGAGCTGCCGGACGCGATGGGCCGACCCTATGACCCGCTCGCTCCTTCTGCCCCCGACCAGGCGCTCTCCTTCCCGCGCCAGCGGGACAAGGACAACGATGGCAACTACGCCATCCCGAAGCGCGTGAGGGACGCTCAGTGCGAGGAGGCGCTTGCCCTGCTTGCGAGAGGTGCAGAGCAGGAGCACAGGCGCGCGCTGCAAGCCGCGGGCGTGACCTCCTTCTCGGTGGACGGGCTGAGCGAATCCTATGGCTCGCCAGCCACAGCGCATCCGTTAGAAAGCGCAGAGGCAAGGGCATTGCTCGGACCTCTTGTCGACAAAGGTGGTGTGATCGCTACTTCAGATCTTCCCGACGGCGAGTGGTCGCCAGGGAGCGCGACATGATCGGGGACTACCTGGCTCAGGACATCTGGCGCAAGCCGAGGACGGGCGTTGACGGCTACGGACAGCCGGCCTTCGGCGCAGCGGTTGAGACGAAAGGCCGCTGGCTGGAGAAGCGCCGCCTGGTGCGCAATGCCGAGGGCGAGCAGGTGATCTCGGAGGTCACTGTCAGCCTGAAGCCTGATGAGCCAGCGGTTGTCGGAGATCAACTGTCCGCCGACGGCGTGACTTACCTGGATGTGATCGCCGTCTCGGTCTCCCGCAATCTCGGAGGCCAGGCGGCTCTGAAGCGGGCCTATCTCTAGGTCCATGAAGGAGGACGACGTGAACTGGAAACTGACCCTGACCAAGGGGCTTGTAGTGGGAGCACTGGCTGCGCTGGGAGTCTGGGCGGCGGACGTTCAGTCCGTGTCAGCATGGTGGGCCGGAGCGGCGGTGCTCACAATCGAGGCCGTGCGCGACCTGATCAAGGCGCGCTTCGGCAGTTTCCCTGGCCGGGCAGGCGTTCCGAGCGGTTAGTGCGATGCCCACCATCCGCCGCCAAACCTACGGCAAGTTCGGAGTCGCCCTCAAGGGGCTGGAGGAACTCTCCCGGCAAATCGCTCGCGATGGGGAGGTGTGGCAGCGCGTCCAGCAGGCCGCGGTGCGCGGCATGGTCGAGAACACCGAGGATCTGCTCGGTCGGGCCATGCGGGACGCTCCGGTTGATGAGGGGACGCTGCGCGCCAGCGGCTCAGCCGCGGTCTATGCGAATGGCAGGGCCGTCGCGAGACGCGGCTTCCGTGAGGTTAGCGGACAGCCCGAGGCCCCGGAGATGGTGGAGCGCAAGGTGGTCGAGGGCGGCCTGGGCGACGCCGTGGTTGGCGAGGTGGGCTTCAATACGCCGTATGCGCTCGTCCAGCACGAGCGCCTGGACTTCAACCATCCCAAGGGCGGGAAGGCCAAGTACCTGGAGGACAACCTCAAGGAGCAGGCCGACCGCTACCAGGGCAACCTGAACGACCACCTGCGAGGGGCGCTTGCATGAGCCTGCTCATTGATCAACTGGCAGCCTACCTGGAGAGCCAGGGCGAGGGAACGGTGGGGACAGATCTGTTCAGCCTCCACCGGCCCTCCTCGCCGCTCGCCTGTGTCAGCCTGCACGCCACCGGGGGCTACCCGCCGGACCGCTACACCGAGCGCGAGCACCCCACGGTGATGCTCTTCGCGCGGGCGGCGACTCCTGATGCAGCCCTGCGAAAGGCCTACAGTCTCTACGGCAAGCTGCACCGCCAGCAGAACCTTGACCTGGGCGGAGGCCTGTGGGCGCTCACCATCGAGGCGGTCGCGAGTCCGGCTTACGCGGGCACCGAGCAAGCGGCCAACGAGACCGCGCACCTCGCATCTTTCAACATTGCCCTTGATCTGCGGAGGCCGTCTTCGTAGGCGGGGCAGGGAGGAAACAACGTGGCAACCATCACGGATGTGTATCCGAGTTACGCGAAAGCGGGAGACTCGGCGATCAAAGTCATCGGCACCGGCTTCCTGGACGCCCCGAGCGAGACCAAGGTCTACCACCGCAAACACGGTCAGACCGCCTGGGAGAATGTTGACCCGTCGCGGGTGACCTACGTCTCGGCGACCGAACTCACCGTCGCCATCGACGCGGCCAACCTCGATGGCTGGGACAGCGGGCTGAACGACGTGGGCGTTTCTGATTCCGGAGAGACCACGCCGGACGGTTCCGTAGCCCAGGCGCTGTTCTTCTTCACGGCGGGGTCGTTCTCGCCAGACGATGTCATCAAAGGCGCGGTGGAGGAACTCTACATCGAGGGGCTGTTCATGGGGCACACCCACGGCTCCCTCGATGTGGAGCACGGCATCGAGACCTCGGACATCGAGGTGGACCAGTCGCTGCTGCCGGTGCGCACCATCAAGGCGGGCGAGACCTTCTCGCTCGCGGTGCCGCTGGCGGAGGTCACGCTGGAGCATATCAAGGAGGTGTGGGGTATCTCGGCAACCATCGAGACCCTCGGCTCCGGGCGCCGGCGCTTGACCTTTGGCGGAGACACCGCGATTACCGAGAAGTCGGTGATGCTGGTGCTGCCGGCCGGTTCCGGCAAGAAGTTCGCCCTGACCTTCTACCGCTGCGCGGTGCTGGCCTCGGGCACCCTTTCCTGGAGCAAGGAGGAGCAGGTGGACCTGCCAGTTCAGCTCACCGTGCTGGCAGACACCAGCCGGCCCGCTGGCGACCAGGTCGGGCGCTGGGAAGAGTACACCGCGTAGCGTGAGCGGATGACGGACTGATACTTGGGGGCGGCCTGGCGTTGCAGGCGGCTCGAAGCAAATGCCGGGCCGCCCCCATCGGAGATTTGCAAAGGTGGCAGACAACATGACGGACACAGGCAGCGTATCGAAAGCACCATCGCCAGACGAAGTGGTCATGCCCCAGGAGCGCCGCTTCCAGGTGGGAGAGCGCGAGATCATCGTGCGCCCCCTGGTGATCGGCGACTTCAAGCGCATCGCCGCCGATCTGGGCGCGCTGGCGCAGCGGGTGGCCAGGGAGCATCCAGAGATTGATCTCGCCAAACCGGACGAGCACCTGGAGGCGATCTTCCCCATCCTGGGCGAGGCGGTGGGGCGACTGTTCCAGCGGCTCTTCGGGGTCGAGGAGTCGTACCTTGACGAGCACCTGACCCTGGCGCAGGCGGCGCAGATCATCGCCGCGGCGCTGGAGGTCAACCAGCTCCCGGACATCCGAAAAAACGTGGGGCGCGCCCTCCAGTTAGCGAAGGCGACGGCGATTCCGTAAGCCTCGGCTGGGCGGGCGCGTTCGACTTATTGCAGAGCGAGTACGGGTGGACGCACGAGTACATCCTCTGGCATGTGACACCGGCGCAGGCGCTGGTGTGGGCGGACTGCATCCGCCGCAGACGCGCGCTGCGATTGGCCGAGGAGGCGGAGTTAGCATATATCGCGGCCGCCGCTGCACAGGGAGGCAAGAAGGCTTTCCAGGCGCTGCGCTCGGTAGTGCGCAGGCTGCGCAGAGACGCGGGCGCCGTCACGTCCACGAAGCCAGAGGAACTCGCGCGCTCGCTGGGGCTGACTGACCGCAGACGAGAGAAGACAGAATGACTGTTGGTGCGATCACCGCCCAACTGCGGCTGGACATGACCAACTTCCGGGCGGGACTGGGCAAGGCCAACTCCCTCCTGGAGCAATACAGCGGCGCAACCATGAAGGCGAGCGCGATGCTGGGTGGCTTCGGCGCAGCCGTGGCCGGTGGCATGGCGCTGGCGGTGAAGGCCTCGGCGGAGTTCGAGGCCCAGATGCGCAACGTCAACTCCATCCTCAAGGAGAGCGAGCCGGCCTTCCGCGCGCTTTCGGAATCGGTGCTGGCGCTTTCGGGCAAGGTGGGCCAAGCTCCCGAAGTCCTCGCTCGCGGCCTCTACGACATCGCCTCTTCGGGGTTCAATGGCGCTGCGGGTCTGAAGGTGCTGGAGGCCTCCGCGGTCGCCGCCACTGCGGGAATCACTGACACCGCCACTGCCAGCCGGGCGATTACCGCGGTCCTCAACGCCTATGGCATGTCCGCCGACAAGGCGGGCTATGTCTCGGATGTGCTCTTCAAGACGGTGGAACGAGGCGTGCTTACCTTCGGGGAACTCGCCCAGAACATCGGCGACGTGATCTCCACGGCGGCGCAGGCGAAGGTCCCCATTGAGGATGTGGGCGCGGCTATCGCCACTATGACCCGCGCCGGCGTGGTGCCAGCGGAAGCGGTTACCTCCCTGAACCAGGTGCTGCTGTCTTTCATCTCGCCTTCGGAGCAAGCGAAGGCTGCGGCTACCAAGCTCGGCATCCAATTGACCGCCACCAACCTCGCGGCAAAGGGACTGGGCGGCGTGGTGCAGGAGATGGCGGCCGCGCTGAAGCTCGGCGGAGACGACCTGGAGGCGATGCAGAAGGCCGGGGCCTCCGACGCGGAGGTCATGGCCCTGGTGGCGCAGCGGTCGGGCGTGGCCACGGAAGCGCTGGCTGAACTCTTCCCCAACGTTCGCGCCCTGCGGGGCGCGCTGGCGCTGGCGTCGCAAGGAGGCAAGGAGTTCTCCGAGGATGTGCAGGCGATGGCGCAGGCGACAGGGGCGTCAGCCGCCGCCTTCGCCGAGCAGAGCAAATCCTTCCAGGTGCAGTGGGCAAAGACCTGGGCCGGTATGAGAGCCTTCATGGTGCAGGTGGGTTCGGCCTTCCTTCCGGCGCTCAAGGCCCTGGCGCAAGTCCTCAAGACTGTCGTGCAAATGGCGGAGGCGATCCCCGCGCCGCTGCGCACCATCCTGGCGGTAGTCGCGCTGTTGGCTGCTGGCTTTGCGTCGCTCACCGCCGCGTTCATCCTCTACAACGCTTACCTCAAGGAGGCCGTGGTTCTCTCCGGCGGACTCGTTGGCGCAATGAGCCAGATGGTGACCAGCATGGCTGCCGCGAACGTGCAAATCAATCTGACCGGACTCTCGTTGGGCAAACTGGCAGCGGGAGCGAAGACTGCTGGGGCAGCCCTGCTCTCCAGCCTGCGCGGTGGAGCCCTCGGATTCGCGGCGATCACCGTCGGGCTGGCTTTGCTGTATCGCCAGTTCTCCGAGGCCGACCGGATGGGAAAGGAGTTCTCCCAGACGCTGCTCGATCTGCACAGGCGCGCCTTCAAGGTCAAGGTGCGCCTGGAGGAGATCAAGACGCCCTCCTTCTGGAGCCGGATGATGGAGTGGGCCGGCTACCGCACCCAGGACATGGATCGCTTCCTCGCCCAGATGAACCAGTACAAGCAGCGCGTGGAAGGAGCGGAGAAAGCCCAGCAGAGCCAGGAGGCGCGCACCGCCAAACTCAAGCAGATCGAGCAGGAACTGGCGCGCTTCCGCGGCGAGGCCCACGCTGCGCGGCTGAAGCAGATCGCCGAGGAGGCGCAGACGCTGGAGAAAGACCTGGCGGAGGCGGGCATGAAGCCCGAAGAGGCCCGGGCGCAGGCAGCCAGGTGGGCGGCTGCGGCCCGGTCTGCGGCGGAGCGAGAGGCCAGCAAGGACATCCAGGAAGCCGAGATCAAGCTGCTCGAACTGCAGAGCCGCAACCACGAGGCGCGGATGCGCCAAATCGAACTTGAGGCGCAGGCAGTCAAGGAGAAGTATCTGGCTGCGGGGCGAGGCGAGGAGGCAGAGGAAGCAGCCCGACAGTACCGACTGGCTGCCATCGCCGCCTACGAGCGAGAGCGCAAGGACATCATCTTGCAGGCTGAGCAGAAACTGGTCGAGGCGCTGCTCGGCCATGAGGATCAGATCGCTGGCGCACGGGAGCGCATCCACCGCGTCCGGCTCCAGCAGATCGAGTCCGAAGCCCAGGCGATCAAGAGCCAACTGATCGCCGCTGGCGAGGACGCAGCGAAGGCGGAGATCGCCCGGCGGCAGTTCATCGCCGCGAGGACTGCCGAACTCGCCAAGCAGGAGGCCGAGGAGCGCGCCCGCATCTTCGAGCAGAGCGCAGATCAGATCGTTTCGGCCTGGATAACGGCAGTCGAGGGCATGCGCCAGGCCGACCGGCTCCAGACCGGCGAGTATCTCTCACAGTTGTCTCGCATCCTCGAGCTGATTCGCCAGGTCAACGCCGCGCGGGCGGAGGCCGGCCAGAGCCGCCTCTTCCAGCAAGAGGAACTCCGTCTCGCGCAAACCATCTTCTCCGAACGCCAGCGCATGCAGCGTGAACTGGAGGCGGATGAAAAGAAGCTCGCCGATGGGCGCAAGCAGTGGGCGCAGGAGGAGCTGGAGCAGCGCACTCGCCTGCACGCCTACGAGATGTCCCTGATCGACCTCACCTTCCAGCATCGCCGCGATCTCGCGCGCATCACGGGAGAGGAAGACCAGGAGACGATGGCCCGCATAGCGGCCGACGAGCTTGCCGCTCTACAGCAGCGACGCGCCGAGGAGCGGCTCAGCGCGCAGGAGCGACTGGATTCCTTGGAGCGCGAGCGCCAACTGATCCTGGAGATGGCGCAAGCCGGAGAAATGCCTGAGCCCGCGGCGACCGCGGCGCTGGAGTCAACCTTCGCCGAGATGCAAAGAGCGAAGGAGGAACTGGCAGCGCAGGATCGAGCGGCGTTTGAAGAGCGCAAGAAACAGCATGAGGAGACGCTCAAGCAGATCGAGACCGAGCAAAGGACGCTGCGCGACCAGCTTTCTCAGACCGGTGGACGCATCGCCCAGATCGCGCAGCAGGTCTTCGACGCCCTCCAACAGCGGCTGCAGGCGCTCGCCTCGGTGAAACTGCAACCGGCGCTGGCAACGGGCGGGCTACCGGGGCCGGGGCAGGCTGCGCCGCGCACCTACAACTTCTACATCGGCGGGCGACAGGTCACTGCAGGGACGGACATCAGCCGCATCGCTGACCAGCTCGCCGAGATGCTGGAACGCGAGCACACCTACGCGAGGGACTGACCGGTGGCTGCCTGTTACATGAGCAAGCCTGACGATACCGAGAAGACTTACCTGGACGAGGACCCGGCTTTCTACGACGACGGGCCGGCGGAGCGGCGGGCTTCCTCGCACGCCACTTTCGGCGGCAACCGCGTGTGGCAGGACTTTGGGGCCAAGGATGTTGATCGCCAGATCAGGCTGCGGACGCACTGGATGACGCAGAGCACGCTGGACGCGCTCAAAGCCAAGTTCGCGCAGGTGGCCAAGGTCTGGAAGTGGCTGGATCACAGGGGGCATGAATACCGAGTCTTCTTTCGCGCGCTCAACCCGGAGCGCATCCGCGGCCACGACGCGTACCGGGTGGAGATGCTGCTGGATGTGGTGCAGGTGGTCGCCTGACGGGCGAACCGCCGCACACAGGGCAACGTGCGGCGAAGCGCGGGCAATGTGAGAGAGGGAGACGATGGCGAAGCAGGTCACGAAGTACGAAGGCAACGGGGTGACGCCCGCTCAGAGCTCCTATGACGAGGGAAGCGTCCTCGACGGCGCGCAGACCACGCCGCGGCGCATCTGGTGGAAGAACACCTCCACCGCCTCCGAGACCTTGCAGAACTGCCGCTTCCGGCGGGTGCAGAGCGGAGCGAACGACGGCCTGAACTTCCTCCAGACTGCTCAGGACGTGCCTTTGAGTCCTCCCGGCGCGCCGCTGCTGGCCCTGGCCGCCGGAACCGAACTGGGCATCGGCCTCTATCAGTACGCTGTCACCTTTGTCACCGCGAACGGTGAGACGACTCCCGGGGCGCAGGCCGAGATCACCACTATCTCGGGCAACCAGCGCGTGCAGCTGAGCAACATCCCCATCGGGCCGAGCGGAACGACCGCGCGCCGTATCTATCGCAGCGCAGTTGGCGGCGGCCAGAAGAAACTCGTCACCACCATCAACGACAACAGCACGACCTCCTATCTCGACCAGATTCCCGATGCGAGTCTGGGGGCGAATGCTCCGACGCTCAACACCTCTGGCTCGCCGGGCACTTGGGGAACCGCCAACATCACCATCGGCAACATGGCGGCGGGCGACTACGCCCCGTGCTGGATGCGCTACAACGTGCCGGGCGGAACGACCCAGGTAGGCAACCCGCGGCGCTCCTACGTGCAGTTCGAGGAGGCATAGGTGGCGGGACTGACCGACCAACTGGAACTGCTCATTTCGGTCATCCCGAAGTTGACCGACCAGGTGCGCCTGGATGTGCAGGTGTTCAACGACAGGATTGCTGACTCAGTCGCGCTGGAAGCGCATGTGATGCCGCTGCTGACTGACAGCGTTCTGCTGCTGGCGAACGTCGTGAACCAGAACTTCGAGGCCGAAGCGCAGGCAAAGGTGCTCGCGCCGACCGCAGACGTGACTTTCTTGTAAAACAATGGCGATCACGATCAAGCCGACAACCTGCGAGATCGACTCCCTCCTGGGAAACCTGGCGGACTCTCTCGACCTCTCCCTGGTCGAGGAGGATTCAGACATGCCTGTCTCGCCGGTCGCGCAGGCCTGGCGCACCCTCAACCAGGGCGATCTGATTCGCGTGCGCCTGGGGCTGAACGGCTCCGGCCTGTTGGACTATGGCCTGTTCCGCGTGGACGAGTGTGCGCTGGAGGCGAGCGAGTCCTCCTGGCGGACGCGTATTCACGGCAGGGACAAGGCGGCGCTTCTCGTCGAGGAGCGGGCGCAGGAGGGATATGGCTTCGGCACCTGGCCGGACGACGAGCCGAAGGAATACACCTACCCTTCGGCGCGCAGCCTGGCGAAGAGCATCGCCGCGCGGGTCGGCCTCGGACTGATCTGGGACGCGCCCAACTACACCCTAACTTCGTTCACCTTGCAGCCGGAGGAAGCGGCAAGCCAGGCCATCAGCCGCCTGCTGGAACCGCTTCGCGCGGGCAGCCGCTACTACGCCGACGCCTGGGTGGACGGTGAGAATCTGGTGGTGCGACGGCGCCGCAACGGCCCGAATGCGGGCACGATTGACTGCTCGCTGGGCCAGGTGAGAAGCATCCGCCGTGCCCGGCAGCCGGCCATAGGCGACGTCAAAGTCTATGGCGCGACCTATGTCTACTTGGCCACCTATGAGCACCACACGAAGCAGTCAGAGGCGGGGACTGGCGAGGCCGGAGAGGGCGAGCCGCAGGCGAGCGTGCGCATCGTGGAGGACTCGCCGACCCACCGCGTGGTCGAGACGGGCATTGTCCAGGCGAACGGCGAGTTCGTCGTGATCACCAGGGAGAGCGAAGATCTGACGTACCAGGATGTGACCGATGCGGAGGGCAATTGGCTCGGTCGGGTGCTGCTCAAGAGCGAAGTGCTGGAGGAGCGCGACCTGCACAAAGCGACGCCGAAGCGCGGCCGCAAGGAGACCTCGTTCGGTTATGACGACCAGTGGCGGCTCGTCCTCCGGGATGAGCGCACCGAGGAGTATCAGAGCGACGGGAGCCTGAAGAAGACCGGGCATGTCGTCACCCGCCTCGAGCAGATCACTCCGACCGACGTACGCACCGTCACCACGGAGTTGAAGGTCGCCGCCGACGGCAGCGAGACAGTGAAGAAGGGCTTCCCGAAGTGGGAGCAGGCTCCTGGGGTGCTGCAGTCGAGCGTGCGCCAGGCCCCTGATCCCGAGGGCAAGTGGGACGAGAAGCCCGAAAAGAGTGCGCCCGACAATCTGAAGAAAACCGAGCGCACCGCGCAGTACCAGGGCAGCGCGGATGGAGGCGGCAGCATTCCGCGAGTCTACCACAACGAGAACCTGGTTGGCAGCACCATCTGCCAGCAGGTCGCCGACGACCTTGCCTCCGAGAGCGGCAAGTGGCTCTATTCGGTGAGCCTTTTCTGGCCGCGCCCGTTCTCCTATCGCAAGGGCCAGAAGGTCACTCTCACCAACCTGCCCAGCGACTGTCCCGACCTGGTGGACGCCACCATCGTGGGTGTGCGCACCCACTACGACGAGGGCGAGGGCGTGTGGGCGCACGATGTTGAGTTCGAGTGCTGGAGGGACGCGTGAGTCGGCTCTCCTCGATAATGCAGCGCATCCTTTTCGCCCATCGCACCTGCGGCTGGGGCAGGGTTACGCAGGCGCTCGGCCCCGGCGAGGTGCGTCTTGAGAACCGCCAGGAGCGGGTCCTTGTGGCCGGCAATGCCATGCCATCTGTCGGCGAGCGCGTGCCCTGGCTCCGGCTCGACAGGGGCACGCTCGTGACTGCTCGCAACATTCGACCTCGGCCGCCGCTGGTTCTCCCTTCGGGAAAGGCCCTTCCGACTTGGACGGGCGCATGGGGCCGCGTCATCATCTCTTCGTTCGACAACGGTCAATATGACAATGCCTCCCCCTGCTGCGCGGCGGACAGCAAGGGGCATGCCTGGACCGCGGTCTGCGAGTCAGTGGGCGATGTGTTCCGCCTGCATTTCTACCGCGGGGACAAGGATAACCTGCTCGCGGCGGCAGGCTGGGCAAGTAAAGGTCACATCGACTTCCCCTATATCGGCGATCCTTACTACCGAACCAGCGGGCCTGGCTGGAGGACGCCCTGCCTGTTGGTGGACGATCAAGACGGCCTGTTCGCCTGGTGGCACCGCCAGTTCTTCTGGGAGGCCGGGCAGCAGACTGCGAACGCGCTCCAGGGAGTGAAGGGGACAATCAACCCCGACACCGGTGCGCTCACTCTGGATGCGCCCGTTGACCTTGGCCTACCCTATGTGGACGGCTTCGGGCCGCCCTACACCCCTGACTACAACGGGCTGGAGATCGACCCCGATGGCTATCTCTGGCTTGTCACTTCGCCGAAGGTAACCGTGCAGATGCCGTGGGTGGATCTGCTCTACGGCGACGATCTCCTGGTGGGCAACTACCGCTACGCTCTCGCCTATCAGTCTGCGAGCAGCGAGCTGGGATGCGGTTACTACCGGCAGGTGACGACTCGCGCGCAGGCCGCTCTCCCCGGCGCGCCCAGTCAGTTCTCCAACCCGAACGTGGGGACATTCCAGGCGGGCTACCACTACTTCAAGGTGACCTTCTACAAGAGCGACGGCACCTCAGGGGACGGCGAGACCACGCCAGGCAGCTATGGGGCCTATAACCTGCCCACCAACAACCGTTCCATCCGCATGGCGATTCCGCGCTCGCTGCGCAACGGCGGGCGCAAGGTCTACTACGCGACCTCGGCCGGCGGCCCATACTACCTGATCCACACCCAGCCGGATTGGAACACCGACTACATCGAGGTCTTCAATCCGGTGTCCAGCGGGCCACAGCCGCCAACAACGAACACTCTCCCGGCAAAACGCACCCGCGTCTGGAACGTTGACCAGGGACCGCCGGGCACCACCGCTCGCCGCATCTATCGCACCCAGGCTGGGGGCAGCGCCTACTGCCTGGTGCACACCATCAGCAACAACCTCAACGACGAGGAGTGGGTGGACGACAGCGGAGATTCCATCGGCGCGCCCCCGCCGAACAATCCCACGAATCAGTCCTATCGCTGTCTTGCGGTGGGCCGCTCGAATGCGCCGCGCTCCTGGTCGAGCGGCGTGACCTGGGAGAAGGTATTCGGCTGGTATCCCTGGTCGTGGCTGGGAGATCGCTGCGGCATGGTCTCGCTGGGCGGCGGACTGGCGGCAGTCATTTATCAGAACACCTCCTGGGGCCTTTCTGCGCGGCGGCGCA